GTGAACATCAGGACTGTTGCATCCTCTTGTTCGTCCACTTTTTTCTGATTTAGACCGTGACATTCAGCTGCTAGGCCGTAGTCTGAGTGATAAGTTCCCAGTAGTTAAGTGGTTGACGTACCCGAGACAATTTACGAAACGAATGGAAACGAAATGGATCGGTGATCCGGACTGTTGTCACAGGTCGCCGGTTTGCGTTTGTGATTTATGGATAAGGTTGAAGCACGCTAGCTTTCACGACAAGACTTTTACTGTCCCGCGGCGTACTGAAACTCGTGTTCTGGATAATGAGGACATGTACTTGATTGCTTTCGCACAGATTGAATCATTGTATCATATGTCTTATGGTGTGTTGACTAATATACATGCTGATCAGTTGGTCAAGTTTATGCAACTTAAGGTTGATCTTATTCGTCCCGCTAATATGAAGTTTATTCCGCCTTTGTTCAACCATGATGTTATGCCTCGTGAAGTTGGTTTGTTCAAGGTTGAAAGCTCAGTTATGGCTGCCTATCGGTCGTGGGACCTTAGGTACTTTGCTGAACATGCTGGGATTTATCCCGATCTTGATTTTTACATAGGGAATGTGTGGAAAGAGTCTAAAATCTCTTGTGTTGCTGGTATGCCTTGGGATTGTATGACATCTGTTCATCCCGTTGGCCCTGGATATGATAAAGAGACTAGCAAGCCGGGTGAAATTTTGTCGTTGACGGCCATTTGTTTGAGGCAGCTCTCGTTTTATAATAGAGCGTTCACTGGTTGTCGGTGGGGACAGTACACTTACAGATCTCTTGAAGAGTTGTACCCTAATAAGATGGTTAATGGCATGTCGAAGATAGGTCGTCCTACTCGTGGCCCTAATGATTTTGCTTTGTCTCTTGGTCATCTGCTTGCTCCTGCACTTCGGCGATTGAATTCTATGGCAGGTTGGGACAAGAACATTGGATCTGTTAAGTACGAACCTGATCGAGATAGAAGTTCGACAATGCCAGTTGGTTCGTCATCTGGTGCTCGTTCTGGAAAAGGTTCCGTTGAGCCTCCTGATGATGATCGTCCCTACTACCGTGTCTATTCATACACTGGAAAGAAGCTTGAGCATCGCTCTTACGCGTTGGACTCCTTCAAGGAGATGCTCTCTGCCGCTAGAAGAGGTATTCTTCTACCGTTCCACGATTGTGCGTGGGTTTACAGTGTTAAGAGCGAGGTGTTTTCTGCTTATGAGAAAGCGAATGAGATTGATTTCCGTAAGGCTAAGGATAAGTTTCGCCTTTTTAAGATAGATTTCGCCACCGGTTATCTCCTTGAATCCCATGTTTTTTCGACTCGTCAGAAGATGGAGAGAGGTCGCGTGATTCGCATAGGCATGAAATGGTGGCATGGGGGTGCTCAAGACCTTGCTGAGATACTACGTTATAAGGATCCCGACATGAAGTGGGATGATGGTGATGTTTCTGGGTTTGACCTTTCTCTCAACAAGTTTCTTATTGAGATTTATTGTTCGCAGGCCGGAATTTATTACAACTTTGAGGATGGTGATGAGGAGGTTTACAAGCTCCTCTTGCGTCAGGCGATGCGTCATCTTTCAATCAGAATTTCTCATCTCTATGGAAATGAGTGGAGAATTCTGTTTGGTGGCATGCCGTCTGGTGCTTATTCAACATCTCATGGTGATTCGTGGATATTGGCGTTTCTTTACTGCTTGTTCGTTGAGTGGGTTAAGTTTACCAATCCGTCACTCCGTAATCGCATTGACGTTGAATTCCTTAATGGCCGGATAATTATTGTGGTTTACGGTGATGATCATATCATTGGTGTTGCCACCGGTTTGCATGAATTCCTGGGTGAGTTGGCGTTTGAAAAATTCCTAGCTAAGTTTTGGGATATGGAGATGAAGGACATTAGATCCGATGTACCATTTATGAGTGTTCCCTCACCTCAGGGTGGTTTGACATCTACTGGGCTGGTTTTTTTGCAGCGTTATTTTGTTGATCGCCCAGCTTGGTTTCCTGATACTCCTGACTATCCCGACATTTATCCTTACCGTCCTGTTCACAAGTACATTCATAAATTGCCATTTTCGAGTGGTGATAAAAGGACTGCGGTTGATGTTTTGTTGGCGTGTTGTGGCAGTGCGTATGACACCATGGGCACCAATGATGTTGCGTATGAGTTTTTGAAACACATTTACTGCACGGTTGCTTCGATTGAGAAGATTTATGACCAAGATGTTTCAGAGCTCTTTCGTGAGCGCCTTACTGATCTCGATGAAAAAGATCTTATCAAATTGCTCCGCAAAGGAGAAATTGATACTGATTCCTTGTGTAAAGGTTTTCCGACTATGGATACGTTGGTTAAAATGCACACGATGGATCGTGAGTATCACAAGATTGTTGATTATGATAGAGAGTATCAGTAGTGCCCCCTATTTTTTCCGAACAAATGATTTTGTTTGAGTAGGAAAAAAAGGAAAAAAGAAAGAAGGAGAGAGAAAGAAAAGAG